AGAAGAGATGCTCTCGGACCATTTGCTGGCCGAGGAGTGCATTCGGGTGGAGGCGAAGGGCCGAACTGTGGATGAGTGGCGACTGAAGCAGGGCAGGCCGGATAACCACTGGCTAGACTGCTTGGTCGGATCGGCTGTTGCGGCGTCAATCGATGGTTGCACGTTGGGTGAGGTGCGGCCTATCGGGAAACCGAATGGAGATCGCCCATCTCTCGGTCAACTGGCCAGAAAGAAGAAGCCGCAGTGAGTCGCAAGAATCGCGAAGAATATCGCAGAACCCGAGAGGAGCATCTCGAGGATGAAATCCCCAAGAAGGCGATTCCAGTCGTCCAAAACCAGCCCGAGGAGCGTCCAGCACTGTCCGAAATGCAGGCTGCGAGCGATGCGGACGGCGACATGTCGGGCCTTCGTTGTCGGAAGTGTGGCTGTGGCAATTTTCGCGTGGACTACACTCGGGCCAAGCTCGATTGCATCATGCGGAAGAGGTTCTGTCGGTCCTGCGGTGCCCATCTGGTGACATATGAGCGGGCCGCTGGTGCCGGTTCCTGAGTTCTCCGTGTCGCGGTTCCTGCGCGACATAGCATGCGGCAAGACCAACATCGACTTGGCGGACGGCACTGTCCTCGTCCTGCATTCGATGCCGCCTGCGCTGCTGGCCACGTTTCAGCAAGCGTACATGATCTACTCGGCGGTGATTGAAGATGCCCTTGAGAGTCATGCCATGTGCGAGGCATTGCAGGCCAGAATTGAGGATGCGAAGTCCGGGAAGGTGCATCTGAACTGACGCAATTCCATTAGTGGAACGATTTCCGGCATTCCAGACGCTCAAGCAATCCTGCAATTGACCCAGTGAAGTAGGTGTGTGGTAATGGCGTCATGAGCGAACGCCTAGATGCTGTCGATGATGCCCTGAGCAATGCGGCCAGCGAGCCACTAAAGATGGCTGTGGATGGTCGTTCGGCTGAGCAGCGGACTGTCGATGAACTGCTCAAGCTGCGGGCTCACGAAGCGACTCAGGTCGCCCAAACGAACAAGGTGGTTGGGTTCGGGCTGCGGTTCCAGAAGATTCAGCCTCCGGGGTGTGGATGATCCTCGACGCGAAGGGCCAGCCGATTGCCTCTCAAGTGAAGGCTCGGGCCGATCTGGCAGCGGCAATGCAGAAGCCGAGGCGGGAGATTCGCGCCACGTTCGACGCTGCCCGTTCGTCGGTGGACATGGACAACTACTGGGTGAATGCGGATGCGCTTGACGCTGACTCCGCTCATTCGACTCAGGTTCGGCGGACGCTGGTCAAGCGGGCTCGATACGAGGCTGCGAACAACGGGTACACGGATGGCATGCTCCAGACGCATGCCGACTTTCTCGTTGGAACAGGTCCGACTCTGCGGATGCAGTCACAGAGCCCTGCGTTCAATTCCCTTGTGGAAGACAAGTGGCGTTCGTGGTCTCGGGCAGTGCAGTTGCGGCGGAAGCTGTGGTGCATGGCCCATGCCCGCGTGCAGGACGGCGAGTCGTTCGGGATCATTCGGAACAACTCTCGCATCAGGGATCAGGTCGATCTCGACGTGATGCTGATCGAGACCGAGATGTGCCACAGTCCGACCATTCCGCCTTACCGTGAGGGCTACATCGATGGCATTCGGTTCGATGAGTTCGGGAACCCTATCTACTACGACATTCTTCCTTACCATCCAGGCGGCAGCTTTTCGTGGATGGCACTCGAGCCGATTCGGATTGCCTCAAAATACATCGTCCACTGGTTCACCCTCCGTCGTCCGGGCCAGCATCGAGGCGTGCCGGAATTCCGCTCGACGCTGAACACTGGCGGTGCTGCTCGGCGGTGGCGAGAGGCCACCTTGGCAGCGGCTGAAGTGGCGGCGGACTACGCTGCCATCATCACGACGAACATGACGCCGGATGGTGCGGACCCCGTCCAGCCGCTGACCTCAGTGCCGATTGACAAGCGGTTGATGACCGCCCTGCCGATGGGCTGGGATGTGAAGCAGATGAAGGCCGAGCAGCCGACTGCATCGTACGAGGCGTTTCACCGCAACTTGGTGCAGGAACAGGCCCGACCGCTTGCCATTCCTGCCAACATCGCGATGTGCGACTCCTCGGGCTACAACTTCGCCTCGGGCAAACTGGACCACGGCACCTACTTTCTCAAGCTGGATCGTGAGCGCGAGGACTGCCAGGACACAGTTCTGGACCCGCTGTTCGAGCGATTCTTTGAGCGTGCTCGGCTGGTCTATGGCTTCCGTGGCGATGGGAGTGTGCCGTCGCACACATGGGACTGGCCTCAGTATCCAGTGGCTGACGTAGTCTCACAGGCCCAGGCACGAAAGATCAACCTCTCGACTGGCATCGCCTCTCCGTCGTCTGTGTGTGCCGAGGATGGCGTGGACTGGACTGATCACATCACGCAGTTGGCGACCGACTATGGCGTGACCGTCGAAGAGATGAAGGCTGTCGTGATGCGGCAGAACTTCATGCAGTCGATGCAGGTCCAGATGCAGACGGAGATGGCGCAGCGGAATGCCGGTGTTCCGGCTCAGGAGGATGCGACCAATGGCGGTTGATCTTCGCCCCACAGGAGGCATGGCGGCGGCTGCTCGACGTGGCCTGCGATTGCACAAAGAGGGGCGTTCTGGCGACGGACTCGAGGCTCAGACTGTCTCTGATGCTGGCAAGATTGCTCGGCGCGAGGTGCTGACTGAGCGGCATGTTCGCAAGATGAACCGCTACTTCAGCCGGTTTCAGCGAGTCATCAAGAGCCCAGGGTGGAAGACCGCCGGAAGCGAAAGCGCAGGTTTCGTTTCGTGGTTGCTCTGGGGGGGCGACGCGGGAAAGTCGTGGGCTGAGTCCAAGGTCGCCCAAATGGATCGGGAGAAGAAGATGAAAGCAGGCTCGAGTCTGGTGTTTGCCGGGGGGGTGGAGCTTCATGCCGGGGAGGCCGATTCCCCGAGGAAGTTCACTGTGCTGGCCTACAACGGTGGTCCTCTGCGGGTGAATGGATGGGACCGGCCTGTGGTGATCGACCTGACTGGCATGGAGGAGGCCCCGAGCATCGTCGCGAATCTCCACCACGACTCGAAGGCTATCGTCGGCCATGTGACGGCAGTGCGGAACACGGGTCGCGATCTCCAGATGGACGGGCTCGTTTCTGGCGCGAACTCGGCGACCCAAGAATTTCTGGCAGCGAGTGGGAATGGATTCCCGTGGCAGGCGAGCGTTGAGGTGCAGCCTGTCGAGGTCGAGGAGGTCGAAGACGGAGATTCCGTCAAGGCCAATGGAATGACGCACAAGGGGCCGATTTACGTCGCCCGCAAGAGTCGTTTGTACGGTGTGGCGTTTCTCCCGCGTGGAGCAGACGAGCGCACCACAGTCCGCCTGGCAGCCGGTGCTGCCGATTCTTCCCGAGGGGAAAATTCGATGACGTTCGATCAGTGGATCGAGGCGATGGGGTTCAAGCCTGAATCCCTGACCGACCAGCAGCGTGAAGCCCTCGAGGCGAAGTACGCTGGGGAGCTCGAAGCGGTGGGTGGAGACGAGAAGCATGTCAAGGCTGCGGCCTTCGACATTGATGCGATCAAGGCGTCCTACGAGGATGTCTTGGCCGAGTACGAGTCTGCCGTCGCCAAGTACGAGGAAGAGGCTGGCCCTGACTATCGCAAGATGGTGCAGGCTGGCAAGAAGGAACTGGTGGCCCTCAAGGCCAGGGCGATCAAGGAGCGATGGGCCGACGCGACGTTTGAGGCGGCTGCCATTCGCGCGACCTCTCAGGCGGAACTGGCCATGGTGCGTGCTGCTGCCCCCAAGGGTCCGGCGATTCATGTCTCCAGTCAAGATGTGCGCCCTGACGTGATCGAGGCCGCGCTCTGCATGAGTGCTGGGCTGCCTCGCCTCGAGAAGAAGTTCAAGGAGGATGTGCTGGAGGCGGCACACAAGAACTACCGCAATCTCGGCCTGCAACAGTTGCTGCTGATGGCGGCTGGCGAGGGCGGGATGGTGGTTCGCCCCGGCGACCGCATTCACGCTGGCAACTTTGCTCAGGTGATGAACGCCGTTAAGGTTTCGATTCAGGCCGGAAACGGTTTCTCGACGCTGGGCGTTTCGGTCAGCAACCTGCTCAGCAACGTCGCCAACAAGGAGTTGCTCGACGGGTACACCGAAGAGGACCAGACCTGGCGGCAGATCGCTGGCGTCAGGTCTGTCCGCGACTTCAAGACGGTCACTCGCTATCGACTGCTCGATAACATGGCCTACGAGAAGGTCGGCCCGACCGGCGAACTCAGGCACGGGACTGTGTCGCAGGAATCGTACGCCACCCGCGTCGAGACCTACGGCAAGATGTTCTCGCTGACCCGCACGGACATCATCAACGACGACCTCGGGGCGTTTGACGACCTGCGGACCCGTCTCGGTGCCGGTGCTGCTCAGAAGATTAACGACGTGTTCTGGACCGAGTTCTTGGACAATGCGTCGTTCTTCACCTCTGCTCGCGGCAACTACATCGATGGTGCCACGACCAATCTCGGGTCGGATGCTGTCGGGCTCGGGCTGGGCGTCAAGGCGTTCCGCACAATGGTCAGTGCGGCTGCCGATGGGGCCAAGCGTCTTGGTGGCAACCCGTCGATTCTGCTGGTTCCGCCGGAACTGGAGGAAGTCGCCAACCGGCTGTACGTCGCCAGCAACCTGGTGGGCGGCAACTCGACGGTGGCCGACTCCAACATCTACGTCAACCGCTATCGGCCTGTGGTCTGCCCGTGGTTGTCGGATTCTGCGTTCAGCGGCTACTCCACCACGGCGTGGTATCTGCTGCGGGA